TAAGAGCTGATTCCGACAGTCAGTATCCAACGATACAGGAAGGTAAATATCAAGGCGTTATTGGAGTGGGGGGATTAGTACTGGCTAAGATTCCGGAAGAAATCGTGGAAGAACGTATGTCTTATTTTGCGCAAAAAACGCAAGAAAGGGACGACGCAGTAGAGAACGATCTATTGAAGGAACAACATCCCAGTATGCCAATCAGTAAACCTGAGAGGCAAAGTCGTGTAACCTTCGGTGGTAATCGGAAGAACTAATTTTTTAGCTATTTCTCCATCGAATTAAAAAACTTATAAACGGAGGATTTTTCCAATGGCAAATAAAGATGCAGCTTTCGGGTTCAGACCCGTGGGGCACTTATCTGGCGGATTAATTCGTACAAGAGAATACTCTATCGCAGCAAACTACGGACAAAACATTTTCCGTGGTCAACCAGTTCTTGCAGTGACTGCTGGTGGCATTGAACGTGCTACTGACACATCTGGAACAGTTGGTTTAATTGCGGGAGTATTTAGTGGTTGCTTTTATACTGATCCAACTACATCAAAACCCACATTTAGCAAATACTATCCTGCTAGCACTAATGCTACAGATATTAAAGCTTATATATGGGATGACCCTCATATTGTATTTGAGGTTCAACATGATGGAACTGGAACAGCAGCAATGAACTGGGGCGGTTTCGACGCAGTTGGACTTACTGGTAGCACAGCTACTGGAATGTCTAAAACTGAGTTAGACACTTCTGAAGTTACTACAACTGGTAACTGGGTTCAAATTGGTATCTCAACAGATCCAGATAATAGCGACACTACTGCTGCTAACTGTAATGCGTACGTAGTACCAAACGTTGGCGAGCACTCTTTCCTACTAGCAGCAACATTAGGTTAAGGAGACATAAATGGCAATTTCTAGATCACAACTGGTCAAAGAACTCGAGCCGGGCCTTAACGCTCTGTTTGGTTTGGAGTACGACCGCTACGACAATCAGCACGCAGAAATTTTCGATACTGAAAATTCTGATCGTGCTTTCGAAGAAGAAGTAATGCTATCAGGTTTCGGGAATGCTCAAGTAAAACCAGAAGGAAGTGGAGTCAGTTATGACGAAGCGACTGAAAGTTTCACTGCGAGATACACTCACGAAACTCTAGCATTAGCTTTTTCAATCACTGAAGAAGCAGTAGAGGATAACCTTTACGACAAAATCAGTTCTCGTTACACTAAAGCACTAGCACGTTCTATGATGAACGCTAAACAAATAAAAGCTGCTAATGTTCTTAACAGAGCATTCAACAGTTCTTATACAGGTGGTGATGATAAGGAGCTTTGCGCTACTGATCACTCAACAACTGGCGGCGACGTTAAGAATGAGCTAACAACTGCTGCGGACCTTAACGAGACTTCTCTTGAGCAAGCTCTAATTGATATTGCTGGAATTACTGATGACAGAGGAATGAAAGTTGCTCTTAACGGTATGAAAATGATTATTCCAGTTAATCTTCAATTTACTGCTGAGAGACTGTTAAAGTCGCAATTGAGAACCAGTACTGCTGAAAATGATATCAATGCTAACAGAAGCATGGGAATGATACCACAAGGGTATGTAGTTAATAATTACTTAACTGATACTGATGCTTGGTTTATCAAAACTGATGCTCCTAACGGCATGAAGCATTTCCAAAGAACACCTGTTTCCACTAAAATGGAAGGTGACTTTGAGACTGGTAACGTTAGATACAAAGCTCGAGAAAGATACAGCTTCGGCTGGTCTGACTGGAGAGGTATCTTCGGATCACCAGGTGCTTAATTGATTACCATGGGGCGGCTTGTCCGCCCCATTATTATATTTAATTTTGGATGGTGGTTTACCACTGGCCTTAAAGGAGGGCTGTTCAAATGACTACAAATTTTCCAAATGGAATTTCAACTGCGGATAGAGGCACTGAACTCGAACGCTTAATACTACCAGATCCAACTCAAGCTCACGTATATTTTAATGATTTTACTACATATGTAGCTGGCGATTGGACTATTACAACTACCGAAGGCGGTACAGGAAATGCTTCTGAAGCATTAACTAACGTTGCTGGAGGAGCTTTATTAATTACAAACGATGATGCTGATAATGATTCTGACGAGTTTCAACTTGCTGTTGAATCTTTTAAATTTGCATCAGGAAAAAAATCTTGGTTTAAAACTAGATTTAAAGTAAGTGATGCAACTCAATCTGATTGGATTATTGGATTATGTATTACTGATACTACTCTTATTGACGCAGTGTCAGATGGTGTGTATTTCAAAAAAGATGATGGCGATGCAAGCATCGATTTTGCTCTTGAGCTAAATGGTTCTGCAACAGAAGCATCAGGAATTGCAACACAATCTGATGATACATTCGTTACATTAGGATGGTACTTTGATGGAGATACTACTAACGGTATTAAATATTACGTTGATGGTACTCACAAAGGAACACAAACTACAATGACCAATTTGTGTACAGACGAGGAACTTGCAGTTTCTTTTGCGTTACAAAATGGTGCTGCGGCGGCAAAAACTATGACACTAGATTATATTTATGCTGCACAGGAGAGATAAAAAACTTTAATGGAGCGGGGACGAAAGTCCCCTCTCTCCAATAGGAGGTAAAAATGGCAGATGCCGTAACAAGTCAAACTTTATCAGATGGCGATAGAATTGCTGTCGTAAAATTCACAAACATATCAGATGGTACTGGAGAAAGTTCAGTTGCAAAAGTAGATATTTCTGCTTTAGCAGCAAGCAATACAGGGTTAACTCCTTCTAGAGCTACTATCGAACAAATTTGGTATGATATTGGTGGTATGCGTGTAGCACTAGAATGGAATGCAACTTCAAATGTTGTTGCAGCAGTTTTAGGAGGAAGCGCAGCAGCCGGAAACGTTAATGGTCATATGGACTTTAGATCTTTTGGTGGTCTTAAAAACACTGAAGCATCTGGAGCTAATGGTGATATTGATTTAACAACACATGGTCATACAAATCATGATCATTATACTATTGTAATGCAATTAAGAAAATCTTATTAATAGTTAAAGGAGATATTTATGCCATACGGACCGGGGACATACGGAAGTAAAGTTGGAAGACCCAAGAAAAAATTAAAATATAAAAAAGGGGGCACTGTAAAAAAATATAATACAGGTGGCTCCGTAAAAAAGGGTAAGAAAAAATAGGGAGACTTTAAATGGCAACTTCAGGTACTAATTCGTTTAACCTAGATGTTGATGAAGTCATCCAAGAAGCTTTTGAAAGATGCGGGCTACATGCTCGATCTGGATATGACTTAAAATCAGCAAGAAGGTCTTTAAATCTTTTGTTAGCCGAATGGGCTAACAGAGGTATTAACCTATGGACGGTTGAACTACGTACACAAACATTAACAGCAAGCACAACAAGCTATACGCTTGATTCTGATCTTATCGATATTTTAGAAGCTGTTGTTTACAAAGCTTCCGATACAACAGTCGACATTGAAGTGGATAGAATTAGTCGTGCTGAATATTTAAACATTTCTAAAAAATCAACGGAAGCAACTCCCACACAATATTATTTATTAAGAGGACAATCAACTCCAACTTTATATTTGTATCCAACGCCCGATGCAGCGGATACGTTTAAATATTGGGGTTTAACAAAAATTCAAGACGCTGGTGATTATGAAGATGAATTGGATATTCCAACTCGTTTTCTTCCATGCTTAACAGCAGGAATGGCTTATTACACATCAATTAAAAAAGCACCAGATAGAACACCAATGCTAAAACAAATTTATGATGAAGAATGGCAACGTGCTTCAGAAGAAGATAGACCACGTTCTAGTTTTTATGCAATACCTGAAAGAGGAGTTATTTAATGGCACACGCTAAAGGTAAATACGCAAAAGCAATTTCTGATCGAAGTGGATTGGAATTTCCTTATAATGAAATGATTAAGGAATGGAATGGATCTTTAGTTCATAAATCAGAATTTGAAACAAGACACCCTCAGGATGAGCCAAGTAAACATGCTGCGGACGCAGAAAGTTTAAAAAATGGTCGTCCTGATAGAAGTGAACCTACTTCTGTTTATGTAGGCGGAGTTGGTTTTTTTGATCATAATGATACAATGCAACCGCAAGTGAGAAAATCACCGACAGTTGTTCCTATGATTGGACAAGTAACAGTGAGTACATCATAATGGCCGTTACATACGCACAATTAACAACACAGATTTTAAATTACACAGAAGTAAGCACGGACGTGCTGTCTTCTACTATTACAGATGATTTTATTGAACATGCAGAAAATAGAATTTTACGTGATGTTGACTTAGATGCTTTTAAATCGCATCAATATTCAACGTTAACTGCAAGTAGTGCTTTTTTATCTCTTCCTGGTGGAACAACACCAGAGCCAACATCTTTGGCTACAATTAGAACAGTTCATATTTGGCCGGCCTCTGGTACAGCAAATAGAACATTTTTGGAGCAAAGAGATTTAAGTTTTATGAATGAATATTGGCCGAATAGAACATCTGAAGGAACACCAAAGTATTGGGCTTGGTGGGATGAAAACACAATTTTTCTTGCGCCAACGCCAGATTCAGCGTATAACGTGGAATTAGGAATTACTAGATTACCAACAAGACTCTCTAGTAGTAATACAACCTCTTGGTTGGGTAATAATGCACCAGCACTATTACTTTATGGATGTCTTGCAGAAGCCTTCAAATTCTTGAAGGGACCAGCGGAAATGCTGCAAATGTATGAACAATCATATCAACGTGCTCTTCAAGAGTTGATGATCGAACAACAAGGAAGACACCGAAGAGATGAATATATGCACGGGGCGCTTAGAACGCCTTTGCAATCACATAATCCATAGGAGGATATAAAATGGCAATAACTCAAGCTGTTTGCACAAGTTTTAAAAGTGAACTACTTCAAGGGACGCATAATTTTACTGCGACCACTGGAGACACATTTAAAATTGCGTTGTATTCAAGTTCAGCTACTCTAAGTGCTTCAACAACTGCTTATTCAAGTTCGAATGAAGTTTCTGATTCAGGAACTTACACAGCTGGCGGTGGATCATTAACAAGTGTGACACCAACAACTTCAGGAACAACTGCGCTTTGTGATTTTTCTGATATATCATTTACATCAGCAACAATTACAGCACGTGGAGCATTAATTTATAATAGTACAGATTCTAATAAAGCAGTCGTTGTATTAGATTTTGGTGGCGATAAAACGTCTACAAGCGGAACATTTACAATTCAATTTCCAACAGCAGACGCAAGTAACGCTATATTAAGATTAGCGTAGGGGATAATTTATGGCTCTAGTTTTAGATGATAGAGTAAAAGAAACATCGACAACGACCGGGACAGGTACGCTTAATTTAAGTGGTGCTGTTTCTGGATTTCAGACATTTGTTGCGGGTGTTGGTGATGGCAATACAACGTATTATGCTATTGTTAACCGTGATGAAGATGAGTGGGAAACTGGTC